TCAATATCAGAACGATTATCCGTACCGTATGGAGGGCATGTACGCCGAGGGCCTCATGTCCGGCACGATGGTTGACGTTGTTCCGGTCGATGCGGAGACGTTACTGAGCACCGAGTTCCTTGACTACAGCGGTGGTGGGAACGATCGCACGACAACGCAGTCCGAGGAAATTCTGGTGACTTTCAACCTCCAAGGCCCATTCGGTGAGGTGGCCCAGCATTTGTCCCATATCGCAGTCAATAGATACCGTCCTACGCCTTCGGCGGTGCGTCGAAGGTGACGTTTCAGGGGTAGGGAGATGAGATGGCTACCACAACCACAGTGACCCTCGGCGGGCTAATAAGCGACACCTTAGAGATGTTGTACCGAACTTCGGAACGCCCTTTCCAGGTGGCTGTTGGATCCAGCGCATTGGACTCACCGACCGATACAACATTGACTGTCGACGACGCAAGTCGTGTTCAAACGACCGATGTTTTAGAGATCGCCGATGAGCTAATGTTGATAACGGGCAAGAGCAACGACTCGACGCCTGTTTTGACGGTTAGCCGGGGCTACGCAGGGTCATCAGCAACAAGCGGCCATGCCACAGCGGCTACCGCACTCATTAACCCTCCCTGGCCCCGCTCTTCTATCAGTGACTGGATTCTGCGTTGCTTCAAGTCAGTCATGAACGCCCAGTTACCTAACAGGGTGACCGAGTCGATGACTCGAACCACGGACGTGCAGTGGGTGTTGATGCCCGAGAACACGATGCGGGTGTATTCGGTCCGACATATGATCGGCCAGACGGGCCGCATCATCGACATCGGCGGTTGGCAGTTCGAGCAGGACATGCCAACAGGTTTGGTGTCGACAGGTAAGGCCCTGCGAACCCCCACCTCGGTTGAGAACAACGACTCAATTATCGTTGTCTATCAAACGCCTTACGCTTTCACCGGCTCTGGTGATGCGTCGACGATCGATGTTCCTATCGGCGCTGAGGATATTCCGGCTTTGTGGGCAGCGGCCTACGCCGTGACTCGTCGAGAGGTCAACCGTACCGATGTTGACAAGATCGAGGAATGGAATCAGGAAGCCGCTATGCGGCAAGGGGTCAATCTTCGTTGGGCTCGGGAACTTTGGGGTGAGGTTTACCGGCGAATCGATGAAGCAAAGTCAATGCAGGGTCTGCCTAAGTACAGGACCTACAGAAAGATGCCCCACCTCTTATGACCACTACACGTTCTTTCCAAAACCTTGTTCAGGGGAAGTTGAACGCTGCCATCACCACTACCGGTGCCACTTCCTGCACTGTCAACATCGACGGCAACTTCACTCCCCCGGCGGGTCTTTCAGCATCCAACTATCTGATGATGGTCATCGACCCGGAGGGCAACGAGCACGCACCTGAGATAATGAAGGTCACTGGTGTTTCCGGTTCTTCGAATCCGTACACGTTGACGATGGTTCGGGCACAGGAGTCAACTTCGGCTCAGGAATGGGAGACAGGTCGAACGGTTGTTGCGGCTGTCACTTCGGGCGTCATGGACGATTTTCTGATCTCGACAACGAACCTGACGTACAACCACACCCATGAACGATTGGGAATTAAAGACGCAAACGCTCCGGCGGTATGGACCGCTGGAGCGAATACGCCCGACAAGGCGCTACATATATATACGGCTGATCCAGCTATCCAACTCGAGCACACCACGGGCAATATCACGTCAGTGATTTCTAATGCTTCGAACGGTGAGCTAACGATTGAAGCTGACACGGCAACTGCTGCCGGTGGTACCGCTGCTGTGATGCTGAAGGTGCAGGGCACTGACAGGCTTGAAGCTCATCCGCTTGGTGTCACTATCACGGGTGCTCTAGCAAAGACGAGCGGCACGTTCGACATCGCACACCCACTACTGGGAGGAGAGAAAAGACTACGTCATTCTTTCGTGGAGGGTCCTCGGGCAGATCTGATTTACCGGGGAACCATAGTTCTCGACTCCAGTGAAGTGGAAGTGGACATGGACGCTGAAGGGAGGATGACCTCCGGGACTTTTGAATCCCTGGCGAGGGATCCCTGGAGCTTGGTGTCTTGTCCTGGGGGCTCTCCCGTTACTTGGTCAATGGATGGAGCGACGCTCACCATTAAAGGTGAGGTCGGTCAGGCCGCAATGTGGATCGTTATCGCCGAACGGCAAGACGCTGAGTATCTCGCTACCGAAATGGTCGACGACGACGGCAACTTAATTACGGAGTACTGATGTCAGCCCTCGCAGTCTCTGCTCTGGGCGTCAAAGCGATCGCCGCAGCACACCCAACATTAGGTACTGCTCCAACGACCACGGGGGTTGACGCAACTCTCACTGCGAACGTCGACGCTCTGTCGACAGTTAGCTGGTCTTTCACTAGCACGGACGGGAAAAGTCAGGGAGCTTACCGTGTCCAGGCGCAGAACTCGGGTGGGTCAACAACCCATTGGGATTCAGGTTGGCGATCGGGAACTGATCTCACCCTTGCGGTGGACATGGACGAGAACTCGATCCCGGCAGCCACAACAATAAAGTGGGTGGTCTCAACTCGAGATACGTCCGGGATTCACGCCCCAGAAGTTTCAACCAACAAGGTTTATGCGTGGGGTGCCCCCACGGTGACGATCACCACGTTGGAGGGTGTGGCTAAACCTGCGGATGATCAGATGACGGTCACGCAGGCAACGGATGTGACTCTGGCTTGGTCGTTCTCTGACTCTCCAAATACTCAGGCTCAGTACCGGGTGCGGGTGGTTGACCCTGATGCGTCCGAGTTTGTTCACTTCGATTCCGGGTGGACTACTGGCGCAGGTACTTCGTTTGATATTCCGTTCACGTTTATGTCCGGCCAGAAGTATTCGATCAGGTTGCAGGCGAAGAATAACTACGGGCTGAGGAGTAGCTGATGGCTGAAGACCAACTACTCGTATCAGCCGAGTACCCCGACGTTCACGACTTCGACGATGAGACCGCCGTTGGGCGGCTTTACCAGATTGGTATTAACGGCACGGGGTACATGCTGGCGGATAACCCGGAGAAGGGCATGGAGTATCTCCGCACAGTCGTTCCGTTGGATCCTCAACGTCTAGCTACTTCAGACACTCCGTTCTCTGAAGCTATCGAACGGTACTCGTTCGCAGCGGCGGACGACTGGGATTCAGGTGCAGGCCAGAAGTACTACCACCGTGGTGCGTCTACAGCTTCGTCGTATTGGGATTCGTTTGGGCTTGACCCGTTTACTGAAAAGGGTCGGATCAAGTTACTTAATTCAACTGTCCTCGAGGAAGCCGAAACTTACGCCAATCTCAAACTTGTTGTTGTGGGTAACGATCTGTACTACCAGTCGTCCGATACCGAAGTTTCTAGAATCCAAGCGGCTGGCGGAACGCCTGCCGACATCAGTGTGGCTGGCGGCATCACCATTGACGACCTTGCCTCCGATGGACAGTACTGGTATGCGGCCGATGGTCTTAACATTTATCGGGGCACCACATCCACTCCCGGTGGAGCATGGTCGACACAGGATGCTCTCGAAGTCACTTGGGCTGCGGGGAGGATCTGTGCAGCGGTCGTCTCTTCGGGGTCGACCCCAAACAGATTCACCACCCTCAACGACAGTGGTGCGGAAGAGAAGAGTGCCGGGCACCTGACGTTGCCTGTTGGATCGACGATTACTCTCGGGGACACATCGAACGGTCATTTCTATTTCGGTGGTTACGCCGGAACTAACGGATCGATCTATGCGTGGAACCTCGGGGTCGACGAGTCAGGGGACTTTTTCATCCCATTTGAGGCATTGAAGATGCCGGGTGGAATGATTCCCACATCGGTAGCTACTGGTGGTGGCTATGTGTGGGTGCGGGGCTACCGGCCTGAAGGTTCAGGTAAGGGCCAAGCAGTTATTCTGCAATGTGTCCCTGATGGATCAGGCGCTCTCGTGGCTACAACAGTTGTCGAGCTAGCCGCTATTGGGACAGTTGCTGATCATCAGGTGGGTGCGTTCTGCGCCTATGAAGATTTGATGTTGTTCGGCTGGAAGACAATGACCACAACTAAGGCTGGTGTTGGTGCTGTCAGCTTGACTACAGGCGGGTACGCAAAGTGGTATCAAGCTCTACTCGATGGGGATGTGACCTCTATCGCCGTGTGGCAGGGTTTCCCTGTGCTAGCTGTGAAGGGCCGAGGTATTTATCGAGTGGACAACGCTGCCTTTGAAACTGCTGGCGAACTCGAGACATCTCTGTTCGATGGTGCATCAGCTCTTTTCAAAATTTGGGACGATGTCTCTCTCACTATGGACCCGCTGGGTTCAGGGGAGTCCATCACCGCATCAGTCACTGTCGACAGTGGGGCGACGTTCACCGCTCTCGACAACGGTTCAGTGTCTGAGTCATTGAAGAGTCATACGGTAGCTATTTCCAAGCAAGCCAAGGAGCTTGGGTTGAAGCTCGTGTTTGTTGGCAGCGGGACAGGCGACTGTGCTCTCACGTTCCTGTCCGCTCGTTTCCATCCCCTGGGTCTGGCGGACACTCTGGTCCAAATCCCGGTGGACTGTGGAGACCACTTGAAGGGTTTGAATGGTGCTCCACTCTCCGAAAATGGTGAGGGGACAGGTGTCCTCAGGGCACGAACATTACAAAATTTGGTGCAGACCAGGGTGCGGTTCCAGGACTTGGACTGGCACGTCACAGGAGCCACTGAGAGCTACGAGGTGGAATCTTGTGAGGTGGAGGCCGTCACACTGTATGAGCCCTCTAGGAGCGGTTCTGCGCTGAGAATGATAGCGAAATTAACTCTCAGGAAGGTCGGTTCGTGACCACCTTTCGGGAGACTTATTGGAGGTCTAATGACTATTCAGGTTAAAGCTAGGCACGTTGATTGGAAGTCGGTCGCTGAGAAAGCGGTCTCGACTTTTATCCAGAGTTTTCTGTCAATTTTTGTTCTCGTCGACACCTCGACGATCAAAGGTGCAGCTACCGCAGGTGCGGCGGCAGCGCTAGCCGTTCTCAAGAACGCTGTTAAAGAGTGGAACGGCAAAGTTGACGCATGAAGTCCAAAAAGAAAGCAAAAAAAAAGGCAGTAAAGCCTAAAAAGAAAAAGGGTTCCGGGTACTGACATGGCCGACGACAGTGTGAACGACATCAGAGAGCTAAAGGTCTCCAAGATCACTCTTGGGTTTATAGCTTCGATCCTTTTTGTTGGGGGCACTGTTGCTTGGACTGCTGCTGGAACAGCGAACCGGATCTCGAATCTCGAGGACACGGTCCATGAGATCGAGTCAAACAAGTCGGTCGCTGATCAAGCAGTGTTGTCGAGACTTGAGAGTTTGGAACGAACGATTGAGAACATGGAACCTCAAGACACTAGTGGGCTGGAATCCACGGTCGGAGGGGTGACCGAGCAACTCGAGGAGATGGAAGAAACCATCGATGAATTGGAACGCTTCCTCGAGGAAGACATTCAGTGGCAGATCGGAGATCTTTGGTGGAGGACAGATGTGATTGAGCGGGCGTGCCGCACCAGAAAATGGTGTGACGAAATTCTGCATGACGAGTTCGACCGGTGAAGGAATGCCCCCATTGCGGACGAGATGGTGACGGTGGCATTTGGTGCCCCCACTGCGGGAAGGCTTATGATGCTGACGAGGCCAGAGAAATTCTTGGCAGTATTAAGACGCAAGGATTCATCGGCTCTGGCAGCTTGAATCCGAACGTAGAAAAGTTTTGGGCGACAGGTGATCCCTCGGTGTTTGCCAAACCCGGTGCCCCCGATTATCAGGGGAGCTAGGCCGGGACCTGTTCAGACTCTCGCCGCCTTGTTGGCTGGGTGGGAGCTATCAGCGATCCTGAGTGGCAGGTTCCCGACGATCTCTGCGATGTGGTGGAGATATCGTGACCACGACATTGGGCGGTTCATTTTAGGGATCGCATGGTCGTGGCTGACGTGGCACCTCTGGACTCAGAAGTCAACTAAATCTTCCCAGACTTTAATTTCATCATCTTTATCTACACTGAAAGCAGAGTAGTCAAGGACTTCACCCTTTGGACTAATAGTTACACCGACATGAGCGTAATCTTCTCTATCTTGACAATCGTCAAAAGGTAATTCCGTATCGTAGATAACCAAGTTGTACACGTTTTCATGTTCGATGTAATTACAAACACTGTCATACCGGTGCTTGTGCTCTGGGGTATCGTTTATCTTTTTTAATAATTTTGTTAGATCAATCACATCATTCCTCTAGGTAGCAACGTCATAGTTTTTAACCAGTCGACGTAGATCCCTGATCGTCATCCCGTCGGCTGCGATCCATTCTTCTATTTTCATATGTCGAGTTTCTGCGTATTTGAAACGATTGCCTTCTCCCATATTTATCCACTGTTCTGTGCCATTGAGGTGTTCAGGGTTGCAGCAAGCCCTAACGCCGCAACTATGGTGAATGACTTGACCTTTGACTCGACCACCGATGAAGTAATCATAAAATGCTTGGTGGGTTTGCGTCACCTTACCCATTCCACACATAACCCCATAGCCGGATTGCTTGCTAACGCTGTACCAGACCCAGCACGGGGTCATACTCGGGACTTCTTGGGAGATTTTGAAATAGCCTTCTTCGGGATCGCTGTATATTTTCATCCGTTCTTCTGGCGTCAAGTTGTAAAGTTTGAGTGGTTTGTCTGTGTTGTAGTCCCCATTGTCGATGGCCTCAAAGATGCTCGCCGTTCCCTTTCTGTCACGGTGCCACCTTCTCCAATGTCCACCGCACACACCTTCAGCGTATTGTGCTGGTAAGCCACACTCACGTTGGTCGGGGCGGTAAGTCAAAGGCACTTTGCAAAATGTTTTATGTCTGACGTGGACGACTTCAGCGTCGCCCCATGTCCAGTATCGCTGATAATGCTTGCCACATAGACGCCTACCCTTGTCATCTGATCCCACTAAGTCTGTTCGGGCGCACACCTTTCCGTCGTCTTCGATTTCGCAAGCTCGACCTGAAACTTTGGTCATCTCAGAAGTCCAGTCCAGCTTCACGGACAGCCTGAGCAGCCGCATCGGGTCGAGTCTGTAGATACCGCTCGGTGGTCGACACGTCAGAGTGACGCATGGCCTTGGACACCTGGTAGATGTCGAGGCCGTTCTCCTTCAGGAGACCACAGAACGTCCGGCGCATGTCATGGGGTCGGAACACTATCCCCGAGCGACCCGAATATTTTTGGCATACCCGACTGATTGAAGCTGGGACGATGCCGCTGTTAGGCCAGTCGGCGAACTTGATTCGCTTCGGTAGCCAGGACCCGGTCTCCGGGTCGATGCCCGCTGCACGGTTCTGGAACGGTGGGAGCACAGCATGATCGCCTGGTCGGGCGGAGATAGCAGCAGCACATTCGGACTGCCAGTCGACCAGGCGGACGGCTGTGTTCTGGGAGATTGAGATGACCGCTATTTTGTGGCCCTTGCCAACGAGACTGATCTCACGTCGATCGAAGTTCACGTCACGCCAACGTAGGGACCCTAGCTCTGCTGCTCTGAGACCGGCAGTGAAGCCGAGACGAAGGACGAGGTCGTCTCTTCGTTCCGACTGTTCGTCCATGTTGACGGTGTCGAGAACCACGGCGACCTCTTCTCGAGTGAGCCAGTTGTTCTCGATGATCGGCTGGCCTCGCCCGCCGAGGCGTCGCTTCAGGTGAAGGGCCGGGTCGTCTTTCAACCAGCCCTTCCACTGGCAGTACGAGAAGAATCCTTCGTAGCATTTGCGGCGGGCGTAGACCGTTCCATCAGATGGGGCTTGCCCTTTCCGGGGGCCCTTCACGAGGGGTGTGTACGCTGCCTCGATGAGTTCGGATTCTTTGAAGCTGTCGACCTTTCGGTCTTGCGGCAGCTTGTGGATCTCGGAGGCATAGTTCGCCTTCGAGCCCTTGGTCTTGACCCCTGAACCGGGGTCGTTGAGATACTTTAGGAGCGCCTCTGCGACGTTCATTTTTGTCCCTTCGGTAACAATTAATCTGGCGGAAAAGCAGGGTTTGGGCTTTATTACCAGTTTACCTAAGCTGCCCAGTCAGTGTATTCATACACATGAATTACCACTGCTCTGGAAAACAGTATAGCACAGTAACTTTTATCCGCCACTCAGGCTTCGATGAAGATGCACTCGCCAGGACATTCCTCAGCCGATTCAATCACAGCTTCCAAATGCTCTTCCCCGAAATTGGCGAGTCCTAATGCGCCCCCAGGGTCCTCGAAGATGTGACCGTCCTCTTGGACGTAGGCCAGACCATCGTCTCTCATGATGAACACTTCAGGAGCTATCTCTGCACAGAGACCGTCTCCCGTGCATAGATCTTGGTCGATCCAGACCTTCATGGCTTTAGTCGTCGTCGTCGAGGTCGAAGAAGGGAACGTCGAAGTCGGCGTCAGAGTTTCCGAACTCGTCGTAATAATTTTTGTACAAGGGCTGGTGCTGCACCATCGCCATCGGGCCAGCCGTCATGACGTTGATCACAACGTGAGGCCCACAAATACATTTAGCACTTTCGTCGCACTCATGGACGAACGCTTCCTCCGGCACACGGTGAACAGAGGTGGGCATACCGTCGGGGCCGAGAGTCATCATCGTGGTGAACCCCAACTCGGAGGGATCACCCTGGGCTGTGAAGCCTTCCATCAGAGGATGGTGTACAGGTCGGTGCGACGTCCGTCGTTTCTTGTGCGCCCCTTAAAGAGGGCATCAATCTCTGTTGAGGAGAGAGTGTCGTGGCTCGAGCGGATTAGCCCGGTGACTATTTTCTCGTGGTAATAGGAGTCATGTCGAAAGTTCTCCACCTGGGCAGCAAAGTAGTGGTAGCTGCACCAAGATTCGTGACGAGGTAGCTGCTTGCAACGGCCCCATTCAGTAAGAGTCTGACAGCTTTTCTTTGAGGAGGCCACGGGCCCTTCTCCATAGTTTGTGAACGTACGATCGAGAGATGCCAAGCATTTCTGCGGCTTCGACCTTCGTAAACCCACCCCAAATGAGTAGTTCAACAACGGATCGTTCTAGTTCCGGGAGTTCTTCGACCTCGTCAACGAGGAGGTCCCAGGTTGGGTCGTAGCCCGGTGTTATGTCTGCTCGGAGGTCGAGGTTGTGTGGATCTACCGGTATCTCACGAGCCATGTCCGACGATGGCCCTTACGGCTGCACGCAGTTCTTCTACGGTGCCGCTGTTGTCGATGACATGATCGAAGTCGTAGTCATCGAGGGCGCATTCGGTCGGGTGGTCAAGTCTGGGAACGTCAGGTCGATCTATGCGAATAACTATTCCGCCTGCTGATTTAATTTCGTCAGCTTCGTTTGGGTAACGCACGTCGGAGATAGCGACGCCGTATCCTTGGACTTTCAAATCCCTAGCCCTGGTCATCGTGGGGTCTACCCAAACGGATGAACCGAGCAGTTCTCTGGATCCCCCACCTAGTTCTTGGAGGAGTCGACGAACTTCGTTTATCTCGAGTTTTGCTCCCTCCCAGCCAAGTCGCTCAACTGCGTCTGAGAGTCGGAGACCGAAGTCAGTAACGTAAGGATCAATGACTGAAGCAAGGGCCCGCACGTTGTCTGCGAACGCCATACGGGTGAACCCGGTTGCTTTCGCCGCTGTGTCTTTGCCTACCTGGGCTCGGCACCCAAAGCCAACGAGTTTTCCGTGTTTCATACTTGCCCGATCTGACCGCCAAGACACTCGGATTTCTTCCACTCTTGGCTGGTCAACATAGATAAGGCTATCTCGGGGATGTCAGCTTCGTCGCTGATCCTCCGAAATTTACTGAGGTCGAGAACCCATTTGCCCTTCAGGTGACCGGTCTGTCCGACTCGGTCCACTCGTTCTCGTTCAACTGCGATCAGTTCCCAGATTGGGGCCAGGAATAGTCGGGGGCCTGTTGGGTCGCCGACGTTGTCTCGGAGGAGGTAGAAGACTTCGGGGTACCAGCGGAGAGCTTTACGGATAGTTAGCTCGTCGACGATGAAAAGGTTTTCCTCGATGATCTCGTCAAGGATGTGCCACCGTTTACCGAAGTGCTGGTTCTTTTCTTTGACCTCTACGAAGAAGCCAGGCACCCAAATGTCGAGGTCGTCGACAGCGTTGAATCTGGTGTGGCAGGTCACTCCGAGACGTTCAGCTACATACTCTTCGTATTCTCGTGCGTTGGCGAAGTCGTGACGCTTCTGCGCCTGTGAGCGTGCTAGGACCATTCTTCCCAAGCCTCCAGTAGCTGTTGCCCGAACTCCCAGTCGACCACCATGATCGTCGAGGTGTCCGATTTACGGCGATCGCCGGAGGCAACAACGAGCGCCCACTGGCTGTCACCTCCGGCTGCCGTACGGATCCGGCGAACCCATTCAGGTATTGCCCAGTTCTTTCGGTGCTTTGCTTCGACTGGGAAAGGGCAGCCATGAAAATCGTTGGATGGGTTACCGGCTTTGGCTCGGTCTGCATCGGGCCATATTTGTTGGAGCCCAACGAGAACTTCGTTCTCGAATTTGGTGCCTTTAGCTCTCGCCTTGCTCATACCTTCAAGTGTAAAGGTGTTGTTTAGCTCACTCGAGGAGGCTAATTGTTACGACCACAGGTCGAAAGGAGCCAACCGTCACTCTTCTTCGGGGAACACAGAATCCCAGCAAGGTGGACAGAAATACATGGGGCCAGCAGGGAACGGCCGTTCGATTAGATCCCCGAATTGGGAGTTCAAGATAAGCTCCCGCTCGTCTGGGGTTTTGTGGAACCAGACCTGTTGAAGACTGGATCCAGCTACCCAAAAGTCGACTTCGGCTTGGGTCACCCTTGTAGTGAATTCCTCCCGGCATTGCCGGCAATCTGCGACGGCGACA